TACATCGTTGGGGCTCATAGCTGAATTTATGTTTGATTAAGTTTTCTGTGTACTCGTTAAAATTAGGTATCGGTCGATCGTACTCATAAACGTAAGGCTGTGCTTCTGGCAATTCCTCTGAGGCAAATAGTTTACTTAACATTTTTAATGGCTTGAGCATAGTTTGGATCTGTTGCATATTTTCCGTTTATATTTTTAAGGTAATTGTCTTGAATGTGGATGTAACAATTGATGGCATCCTTCCATGTTTTATATTTAGCGTACACGCCATGCTTACCATCTACATACTTACACTTATGATAAGTAATACCGAATGGGTTGCGGGCCTTACGAGCTACATGACTCTTGCAGAAACCACTCTCTACCTTGGCCTGTGCGATACAGATATTGGGCAGAACGGCTCCTTGTTGTATTAGGTATTTGACCCATGCTTCCTCATTGATTGGAAGATCGTCTTCTGGTACGGAGACCCAATGCTTATAAATAATTCTGATATCTTCTTTCTGTTGGGCTAAAAAGAAGATGGAAGTAACGAGTGTGGCGAATATAATTATTAGAGTAGCGTATTTCCATTTCTCATTTACTACGTGTACGTTTAAGTCTTTATCTATTTTGATTTTCATGGTGCGTATATATCTAAAAAGAGTTTGTTAAAAACAAGTATGTAAAAGGTTAAAACTATAATTAATCGCAATATATCACGTTTTCTCATATAATCATATTATTTTTTTCAAAATTCCACGTGTTCACTGCTGATTTCCAGTTCTTCATCTTATTCTTACCGATCATCCATCCCTTACTTTCGTAGAAGTTATACCACTTCTGGGCACTGTTCTTTGGGTCTCGGATATTCATACTGCGTAAGTATAGTTCCACCTCTTCAATGGTAGGAGGTTCAAATAAGGCAGTGCGTTTAAGTAGCAGAGCAATCTCTGGTTCCTTACTTTGCCATGCCGGGCCGTGTACTCGTTCAAGCAGATGCTCAAATAGAATCTTTACATTTTTCTCCATGTCTTTCTATAATTTTTTCTATAATCTTTCTTTCGTAATCCCAACCACCTGCCCCATTAACCCAATCTTCTGCTTTCTTGCATGAGTGAATTATAGTTGAGTGATCCCTATGACCTTGTAACATACCTACCTCTTTAAAAGATAGACCAGTAAATCTACGTATGATGTATGCAGAGATTTGTCTGAGTCGTACATAACTCCGAGTTCTCAATTGCATATCCATATACATCTTGGGGCTGACCCCGGTGACCTCTTCAATGGTCATGAGTACCATTAATAAATCATCTAGATCACCCTTCGTTAAGAGTACTGTAGATGGGATTTTTACATACCTTGCTAATTGTAATAGCGTAGAATCTTCCGCCTTTATTTCCTGTTCGTTCATCGTTTATCTTGTTTGCTATTTTGTTATAACTTATACCTTGTGCTCTTAATTTAAATATGTGATGCACGGTCTCCATATCTTTTTCTACTACAACTAACTTACCATTCTCATTACGGAATCCCAGTGGTGGGTTACCACAGTATGTTTTAAGATTCTTTTTTAGATTGGCCTTAACTGAGCGTGTGTGATCACCAGTAACATCTGATTGGTACTCAGCAAATACGGCCATTAGATTTCTCATAGCCTTACCCGATGAACCGCTCATCATAGGTTCCTCAATAGAATAGAAATGAATCTTTCTCTGCTCAAGTTCCGCCATGTGTACGATATTATCTTTTAGATTACGGGCGAAACGTGTGCTATGCCATACGATAACAGCCTTAACTCCGCCCTCTCTTAGTCGAGTAAACATGGCTTGAAAGCCCGGCCTCTTGGTATTTTTTCCACTATACCCGGCATCCTCATAAATATTTTCCAGTACAAATCCTCTTTGCATGGCATACTCTTGGATTCGAGCATACTGATTGTCCAGAGATGTACCCTTGTCTGCTTGCATATCCGTACTTACTCGGATATATCCTACTGCTTTCATACTATCTTTTTCTTAATTATATTGGCGATTTTCTGTGAGATTGATATGCCTTCCCTTGCCTCATACAATGGGACTATCGGGTATAAGTAATCTAGAATATAGATTTCTATTTCCTTTTTATCTTTGGGGCTCTGAGGCCGAATTGCATACCGATCCTTACGTAAGAGAGTATCTACTTTTAATTCAATATAATCTATAGCCTCCTTTTCTCCATTGAAGAAAGTAGTGAACTTCTCAAAGTCTTCTCTAGGTAGTTCTAATTTAATTGTTTTCATGCCAGAGCAAAGTAAAGTTTATGTGGATGCTTGCCATCGAAGACGTGCTTAGTTACATTGCATAACCATACACTCTCGATCTCGGGTATATTTGTTTTGTATGTACCTCCAGACCAATTGTGTTTGTACATAATCAACTCTACTTGGTTCCCGGCAAATGGTTTAGTATGAATCTTAACAGTGATTTCTGTTTCGCCCTTACCCAAGTAGTCTAGCATTTTATCAGCTCCTTGTACCATAGCAAGATTACATTTATCGCCTAAGCCTTGTTCAATGTATTCTGGGTAGTCTACATACCATGTGTAGGTACCCATGAATAGTCCGTTAACCCAATTATTCTTTTCTTTAATAAATTTGAATGTTTTTATTTTCATAGATTGATGAGGGTTGATTTATGGTTATCGAATGCGTATTGAAAGTATTCTTCTTTGCCTTGTACAAATTTGCGTACCTCTTTCATGGTTTTAAATCCCATCATCCAAGATACCCGGACTAGGGTATCTACAGCGTATATGTCTACATACATATTATCACGATACTTATCTTCTATGCTATACTCATCAAGCATAGCCTCAGCATCGATAATAGAATTAGCCACGATCAAGGCGATGGGATTATCTTCTAGGAGTATTTCTTTCTCCCGTTCCATAAGCAATACGAAACGGGGCTCAGATAAGTCTAAGTTAAAGGGGTTGAATACTAGCATCCCCTTGTCGATTAATTCGTTGATTATTTCTTTCATTAGGCTATAGAGTATAATTTAGATTCTGTGTTATTTAAGATCCATGACATAATGGTATCGTATGAGGAATTGTTGATGTCATACCCAGTACCTGTCATTAGGTACTCAGTCTTCTTATCCTCCTCACGAGGAGATACCATGTGATTGGTGTAACGTGTAACTGCATTGAACAGACCCCATAATGTATCACCCTCCAATTGTCTCTCGATATCGTAGGCTTGAGCGAATTGATGCATCTGATTATTCTTACGGGTACTGATATCATCTATACCAGCCTTATTAACATCTACCTTGAACATACTATTCAATACAGCCTTCACTACATTATCATTGGTGGGTATCTCAGCCATTCTCTTGAAGTTGTCAAACAATTGCTTATCAAGATCCATAGTCTGACGGAATTGTTGAATGGCATTTTCAATACGTTCCTTAGCAGATGCAGTATGTCTGAACTTCTCGCTGTCTTTGTAGGCGTGGAAGAATGTATTCTGACATACAACTACTGTATTGGTAGAGCCAAAGGCAATGGATGATGAGCCATCGTGCGAGTTGAGGCAGGTGATGTATCTCTTGATCCCGGATTTACCTACGTACTCATCTTCTAACTTGGCTTGGATGTAGACCTTGCGACCTCCGTCTAACTCGCCACCTCTCTCGGTCTCAATACCTAATGATTCTGTGGCGGTGATTAATGTATCGGCCATCTCGAAGTTCTGGAAGGTGCGATACCTATCCTTAACAGAGCCGAGGCATGAGGTAGGAACATCTGCTCCTTGTTCGTAACGGAAGATTCCGTAGTGTGGTGTTGGCATACCCGAGGCATGAGTGAATTGTTCTTTGCGTACTTCCCAATTAAGGCCAGTCTTTTCAAGCAAGTTCATCGTTTTTTCTAGTTTCTGAATGTTCATATCGTGTTTGTTTTGTGTTTGTTTCATGTGCAAATGTAGTACAAATAATTATAAATACCAATTAATTTAAATAATAAATGCTTTTGAGTTATCCAATAAGGCGAATTCGCAGTACTGGAAAGGTTTACCACCCTTACCTATGGTGAAATGATTTTGTTGGTATGGGTTGTAGTAGATTTCCTGTGAGGGTTGGATATGTCTATCTTCCTGGATCGGGAGATAATAACGAGCCATGATGAATGCGTGCACATTCTTTTGTTTATCTTTGATCACCCTTTCTCTTTGGGGCTCAGATACCTTTGTCACCACATCAGTTAATATGGCTCTAGTGATATGGGCACATAAACGATACCCTTTCTTTTCTTCATCATACTTCAATACACTGAAGCATTTGTTACGTAAATTTCTATATATCTTATAAGGTTTCATTTTTAAAGTAATTAGTTATTTTATCAGCATAGTAATGGGTACTCACCTGTTCAATATAATTGAAGAGATGTTCTGTGGAATATACGTATGACCATCGCACAACTTCCTTTGTGTAGTAATCGAGGCACTCAACTTTGAATGCCCCCTTACCTAATTTATTTACTTTGATGATACCACCTATGGCGGATTCTCCTATCTTAAATGTTTTCTGCATATCTTAATCTTTTATAATTGCTACAACTCCGGGGTTAACCCATTCAGCATACCATCCGTGGTCGCTTAAGAAATCACTGAACTCGGTGCTTATACCAAATTCGTATACTTCATAATCTTCCGTCCAGTAATTGAACATATCGTATCCACGTGAATCCATTACTGGCTCCTCAGCTGAGATGGAGAAGGCATCGGGTGAGTCTGAGACCCACCCATTACCATCTGCCATGATGTGCATTTTAGGATATTTTTTGTTTAGCGAGGTGATTAGAGTTTGTTTGTTCATATTATTTATTTTCAAGGTAATTCTCCAATTGTAGATTAATAAACTCACAGATATCATCTTCATACATCTCAAAGAAATTCTTAAGGAGTAAAGATTTCTGATTTTCTGTCATGCTTACAATTAGGTCATCTTTGCCTAAAGCAATCAATCTCATGTCAATGTCCATGGTATCCCATTTCAGACAGGTGGGTAGTTCAAAATTTGTTTCGTTTTTCATAGTTCTATTAAGTAAGGTTCTGGAACATATTGAATGTGATATTGTGGCAATGCGGTTTGTAAGGCTTTAACGTAATCGTCATGGTCATACCACGCATCGTTTACTCTCTCGTCAGTTATCATAGGAGTAAGTACACGTTCGAGTGCATCTGCCGGTGCATCAGAGATAAGTAGTAGGTCTTCTTCATCATAAGAGTTGACCTTAATTTGGAACATTTCTAAGTTTTTCATGGTTTATTGTTCGGTTAGATTAAAGATTATTTTAGACATATTTTTTGGCTTGGTATTACTAACAGATATTACATCTCTAGCCCAAGAACCAATTAAATCATTATGTTCTGTGCGATAGTCTCCACCCCCTCTGCCATTACCTTCACAAGTCATAAGAGGCAAAGGATGAATTTTCCACCCATCAACTTCTGGTATTTCTTTTTTGTCTATGAATAAACCTTTTGAGTGATTAACAACATATCGATAGAAGTTTTCTTTGACCCATGGGCGAACCTTAGTCGAGTCCAAGCATCGATCGTGTACATTGGTCTTGCGTCTTTTACATTGATCAGCATAATCACCGGCCCATACGACTCTTTGGGGTGTCTCATCTAATAGAGTTTCAAAGGTTAATACGAATGGATTTTTAATCCAAGAGTGTTCCATTAGTTTTAATCCACTAGCATAATCGTGTGAATACATCCAATGTTTAATTGTTGTTTTGTTGTCATTCAAGATGACTGCATAATAATATTGTCCCATAGTTATTTTTATTTAGTTTCTAAAGTTAAATTGTTGTCTTGCATTCTGTCTGATACATAATCCGACATATGATCGTAAATATGTGATACAATGCTATCGCCATAAGCATCGAAGAATTCATCTAGCAATTGTTTGCATCGAGCATCGGTGAGTTTTACATTTTGCTCGGGTGCTAACTTCCATTCGATGGCGTTTCGCATATCTTGTTGTGACCAGATAAGGCAATCGTCTGAGGCATGACCTGTCTCTGACATTAGTGTTTTAAATTCTTGAGTTATCATATGTTTTTAGATTTGTTAAAGGCTTGGATTAATTCTTGTTTTTGGGTCTCAGATAATAACGAAAGGAAGGTCTCATCTAAATCATCAATAGATTCGTAAGCAGAATCATCCTCGATATCTGCTATGAGGGTATAGAAGAACTCAGTATCTTCCTCTATGAAACGGAATGCGTGGTATGAAGTGGTCTTATCCTTAGTTACCTCACCATTCTTACAATCGTACCACCCACCAAAATCACTACCGCACTCTTCGTACTCTGATTGGATTTCTAATTGATACACATCAGATAATTTACGGAAGAACTCAGATACCGGTGACCATGCAGAATCACCACTTAGTACACCACTAGTTGCTGAATGTCTTTCCCAAAAAGGAATGAACCATCGTGATCCAAATACTTCGTATGAGATACCCTCCTCTACCGGTAAACCCAGGAGTAAGAAGTACGTTTCCCACCATAGGTGTTCTCTCTCTTTAGTTGCCTCAGCGAGACGTATCTCGAAGAGGTCAAGCATCTCTTTACTACCTTCAATCGATGCTGAGTTGTAACAATTGTTTGCCATAGTTTTTATTTATTAATATTGTGAAAGAATTCTTTTATCTTCGTTAATTTGCTCCTCACTCAACACATTCATCATTGGTGTGGTGCCAGTACAATGTTGTTTAGTTGGTGATGACCATGAATAGAATTGGTTCCTATTCGTCTCATCAATACATCGGATCGAGCAGACCCTCTTCGCAAGGAAGGGGTCTTTCTCAATCATGTCTAATACTTCGCTGATACCTTCGGCATTTAAGTTGCCTACGTCTAAAATGAATCTTGCCATAGTCTTTTTATTTGTTTTTAGTTTCGTACATTCTTTTAATTTGACTGCGTAATTTTGGGTGCTGACATAAGTCCTCAAATGTATGGTAAACATTATCAAAGCCATAGGTTACGAGCGGTACTAATGTTCTTACGTTCCATAGGGTTTCTTCTTCAAACTTTAAATGTGAGCCCGATACACTTACACCTATATAAAAGTCTGAATCGCTTCTTCTATCTCTACGTAAATTGACGTTCATACTAGTGCTACGTATCCCATCTTCATGAGTACACCACTCCGAGCGTTTGCTAAGGTACAATCCCATTGCATCGAATTCTTGATACAAGGCACCAAAGTTCTCATCGAAGATTGGTTCTACTGCTTTGAACACGGCTTCGTTGTGTGCTTTAATTCTTGAAATCTCTTTCTTTTTACGCTGAACTGACTCCATAATTTCGTCAACTCCCAATAGGGATTTGGTTTTTGTACGCTCAGAGGTTTCGTTGTGGTGAATAAATTCGGTGATGAGTTGATTAATTAAATCTTGTTGGTTTAAGGTTAAGGTTGCCATAGTTTTTATTTATTAAAAAGGTTCCAAGTTAATGATTCGTCCGTAGTGAGGTCGCAAGCAATCTCAATATTATTTAGTAAAGTCCATGCCTCATCGCTGACTTCACTTGGCTCATAAAATTTATCTACAAGTTCTTTTTTATAGATAAACTTTCTAATTTCTGCAAGGTCATCTTGGATCATTGCAAGACGATGTTTGAGTTGTTCGTTTGTGTTTTTCATAATGATGAGGGTTGGATTTTAGCAATGGTGGGTTTGTCTGATTTGATTGGGGCGATAAGTATATTCTGCTTGAGAACTACAAGCTCATCGTGTTGAGTTCTCCAATCATTGCTATAACTACCGACTAATGTGAGTGCTTCTTCTCTTTGGGTCTCAGATAAGAAAGACGAGAAGTGAGCAAAATGAGATAGGGCATCTCCAATGTTCTGATACCATTTGAATGCGATTACTTGGGATTCCCAAGATACTTGTGCTTTAGTTAGATTTATCATATTTCTACGTTGGTTTCGGTGATGTTACATTGTTCCAATTCTTCGATGCAGATATCCTCCATAGGCATAGCATCAAATAATAAATTGGCTTCTTCCTTACTACTGGCTTCCACTTCGAATGTGGTGCAATAGGTACGCCACATGGTTATTACATAAGTTCCTTTCATATTTTTAGTGTTCTAAGATGATTACTGATTTAGTTCCTTTACCTTTAGTGCCGGAGCATAGGCCACATTTACTACAATTTGATTTGAATCCCATCTCAGATGAGGCTGGGCATGAGATAAATTTAGAGATTGGGATAGGTGATGCTACAAAGGAGCGGAATCCGATGAGGCTTGCGATTCTCTCTTCGTCCTCAGTATGTGTAGATGCCATGAAATAAGGTGCATACTCGGGTTTCTTGCTCCACTGATGTGTATACCCAGTCCAATTCTTAGCGACTCCAACAATTCGATCGACCAATTCGATAGGCATAAGAGATGGCTCACCATAGGTACCAAAACGCACATACTTATCACGAGCCATTTGTACAATGTCATGGCAATGGGTCTCAGACAATAAAGGGATATCATCAAAGTGCATCAACTTACCAATGGAGCGGAGAGAAGAAAGGAATCCCGTATACTGCATCATCTTGTGGGTATAGCAAGTAGAGAGAGATGCACCATTACTGACAGCAAAGGGACAATCAAAACATACTTTGCCATCGTGAGAAAAGAACTCACGCATACTGGTCTTACCTTGTGCTACTTCATACTGCTCCCGGGAATAGTGATACGTTTGAATTATCTTTTCTTTTGGTGCTGAGATTTTCTTATTGGTTGTAGTGTTTAGCGTAACGATGGTGATTGTCTCACCTTGGCGATAGAATACTTTGGTTGTCTTTTTCATCTTTGTTCGGTTTTATACTCGTTATACATTCTTTGTAGTTCCTTGGGTTTCTCCCAATCATTTGGCCATACAAGGTCAACTTCACGCATCAAATCGGCATTGATTAAAACGCCATAAGCAAAGGCAAGCATTTTATTCTCGAATCTTTTAGATACCAAGTTATTGCCACATCTGAATTCAAACATATAGTATTTCATTTGATAGGTTTGTGGTTAATGGTGATAAGGGTTTGCAAGTTTACTAGACGATAATCTTTTTCTTGGATATCGTACACTGAGAGGTAACCCAGTTCTTGGGGATTGTAGGCTTGGGGCTTGGGATTGGGTCTCAGATGTTTCTTAACACCACTCCGACCTAATAGGTAACGGATAGAACCATCTTTCTTAGTGAAGGAGCAAGAGAAGAACTTGCCGGATTTGATAATTGCGATTGCTTGTTTTTTGTTCATATCACATTAAGGTTTTTAAAATAGGTAAGGACATCATTGATTGTAGGGAAGTGAGATATTAGTTTTATCTCAAAGGTTGCATCATAACGAGTCTCATCCAATAGTTGAAACTGGCTATAATCACCTTGGTAGTCAGATGGGAAAAATAACTTGTAGTTCACCCCATCAATAGTGAATGTACAAGAGGGAGACTCATCGTTAAAAAAGGTATCGTCATGCACTTCAGTTACTCCTTGAAATTCATAGTTAAGTATGGCGATACAATTTTCTGCATTGCGATTCCAATAGAATGCTTTGATTTCGTATGTCATGGCTTTAGTTGGTCAATTACTTTATTTGCAAGGTTTACATAGGCATGGTGAGATACAAACCAATTGTCATACGATTCTGGCTTTTCTTCAATGTCTTGTAAGGTTAACTTCATCATAGTTTCAATTCGCTCTACAAGGAGAGCAACTTCGATGGTGTGCAAGCCTTTGATCAAGGCATTTAGTTTTTGTTCGTTTGTTTTGCGTTTCATATTAATCTCTATTTAGTTCGTTAAGGTATTGTTCTGCTCTTGCTTCAATTTCGGCAGT